GAGCCTGAACCTACGCACGAGCACGACGCACGTATCGCGTAGAACGAACGGAAACGGCCCGTACGCCCCCGAACGCATCCCCGCACGCAACGAAACGCACGACGAGCACGGAAGCCCGTCAGGAGCGAAATATGGAAGCCTCGCATCGCATGTCCAATCCGCGCATGTGTAAATGGCCCGGCTGCTGCGAACCCGTGGCCCCCGGTGTCAAGCGCGACATGTGGCACTGCTCGCTCCACGCCAAGGAGCGCAAGCGCCTCATGGCCAAGCTCCGTCAACGGCTCAAGCGTGACAGGGACCGCAACAAGGCCGCCGTAGATTTGAAGCGTCAATACGAACGCGCCAACGCTGTCCGTATCCCCGAGGCGATCCGAATGGCCATCCGTCTGCTCAAGGGTGAGTACTTTGGCTGACCGCGGGGAAAGGGGCCGTCGCGCGGGAGCGCCCATCACGCGGATGCCCACGGGCGCGCGCAAGGCGGTGGCGGACCAAGCGCTGGCGGCGTTCGCGGGTGAGCCTCTCGAGTACGTGCGCGAGCAGTTCAAGCCGCACCTGCCGACGTACATCAGCGCGATCGTGAACGGGGTGGCGGAGCGTGACCGCACGTGCCTGCACCTGTTCGCGAAGGCGATGAAGCTGGCGGGTGAGGAGACGAACGTGGCGGTCATGCTGCTGACGCGGCACGGGCTCGAGAGCGAGAACCAGCTCGAGCGCATGTTGTCCAGGGCACGGGAGGCGGAGGGCGTGGACGAGGCGCAGCTCTGGAGGCTGGCGGAGGCGTTCGCGATGGACTACCGGAGACGCAAAGGGCTGCCGCTGCTCGTCGAGGGCAGGCCCGTCAAGGAGGGCGCGTGAGCGAGTACGTGCAGTGCCTCGAGGGCGGCCACGTGTGGGCGCTCGAGGAACGCAACGTCGCTCCGTTCGCCGGAATCATCCACCACGTCACGGTCCGCTGCCTGCGCTGCGGAGCGGTCAAGTGAAGCACGTCCGGCTGGGAGTCGAGGTGGCGTGCATCCTCGGCCTGCTGGCGCTCGCTGCGCTCTGCATGCCGTTCATGCTCGCGTGGCTCACGTACCAGTGGTCCAAGACCCGCAAGTGTGGCAACTGACATCCCTCACCGGCTTCGGTCGGTGGCTCACCCGGAGGACGCATGGCCAGCATGAAGAAGGCGCAGCAGTCGATCGTGAAGCGCATGAAGGCGATGGAGAAGGCCGAGCCCAAGGGCGCCGAGAAGCGCGAGTCCAAGGCGTACGCCAAGCTCGAGAAGCGGTTCGGCGTCGAGAAGAAGGGCAAGCGATGAGGCTGCGCTGCCCGGAGTGCGACTACCCGCGCGCCGTCGAGGTCAAGGAGCTGTGGGAGTACGAGACCGATGGCAAGTCGGTCCTCGTGTCGTCCAACCCCGCGGGCTACTGCGTCCTCTGCCCTCGCTGCGACTGCCGCTACGAGATGACGCCCGAGGGGGCCAAGCGCCTCCGCGTCGTCGAGAAGGCCAAGCCCATGAGCGTGCCGACGCGCAAGCCCGTGGACATGCTCGGCGATCTGGCGCAGCCGACGGACGAGGAGTGAGCCTCAGTCACGACCTGCAGTCGCTCGCCCTGGCACTCAGGGCGGCACAGGACGCCCGCCGTGCGGACCCGTTGGCTGGCTTCGGCTGGCCCTCGGACAAGCACAAGCGGGCGTTCGCCTACGTGGTGGACGGTCTCGAGCTGCACCTGAGGGCGGCCAACTACGGGGCCAAGACGTTCTCGGGTGCCGCGTTCGCGGTGGCCTGCGCTCGAGGCGTCCCGATGCTCGACGGCATCACCGTGCCCGTGGCCAAGGTGCCGAACGTCGGCGCCGTCGTGGTCCGCGACTACGGCCAGCAGGTGGACAGCTCGCAGGCGGCCATCCTGCATTGGCTCGGCGACTACCCGCACGAGGTCAGCTGGATCAACAAGGGACTCGGCTACGCGGGCACCATCCGCATCAAGCCCGAGGGCTGGACGAACCCCGACCCGGAGACGTGGTCGCGCATCGTGTTCGTCAGCCAGGAGAACGCCGACAAGGCGCTCGGCGCCCGCTGGGACTGGGCGTGGGGTGACGAGCCGCCCATCGAGGCCATCTGGCGAGAGGTCCGCAAGAACTGCAAGCACCTGTGGATCACGGAGACGCCGCTCAAGCGCAGCGAGTGGGAGTGGCTGCAGACGGACTTCGCGGGGTGCCTGTGGACGCCGCGGGACGGTCGCGTGGAGGCGACGGCGAGCCTGTACGACAACCGGTTCCTATCGAGCGAGGACGTGGCGAGGCTCGAGGCCCGGTACCGTGGCGACAAGCTCATCAAGGCGCGTCTGTACGGGGACTACGTGGACGCGGACGGCGAGTGCCCGTTCGACTACGACGCGCTCAACGACATGAAGGCCAGGTGCGTGGCCGGAGAGGCGTGGGAGCACGATCGGCGCGTGGTGCTCTGGCGAGGCCCTGAGCGTGGCAAGAGCTACCGCATCACGCTGGACCCCTCGAGCGGCATCGCGGGGCGCGACAAGGCGGGGCTGTGGCTGGTGAGCGTGGACGACCGTGCGGGCATCGGGCGGCTGTACGACCACGTGCCGGTGGCCGGGCTCGGGAGGGCTGCGCTGAGGCTGGCTCGGGAGTACAACGACGCCGAGCTGGTGCCCGAGATGAACGGCGGGTGGGGTGAGGCGCTGTTGGCGGAGTGGGGCGACTACCGGAACGTGTGGCGCGAGAAGCCGCTGGACAACGTGACGCGCCGGACGTCGAACCGCGTGGGCTGGTGGACCGACGAGTCGAGCCGCGGCGTCATCGTGTCGGCGCTGCAGCGCTGCCTGCTGGACGACTCGCTGAGCATCCCGAGCGTCGAGGCCGTGGACGCGCTCATGGCCATCCGCATCGGGGACCGCGACAAGCTCATCCGCGCGCCGCACCAGAACTGGGAGGACATGATCTGCCTCGGGATACAGGCGCACCTGCTGAACACGGTGCGGAAGCCGAGGCGGTACGAGGTCGCGGAGATGAACGCGGGGATGGGGCGCGTGCAGCCGTTGGCGGTGGTGCCGCCGTGGCTGGACCGTGGGCCGAAGCGGCAGCCGGACGCGGAGTGGAACTCCTGAGCGTGACGCAGTGAGGCCTTGACGCTGTGCTATCGGTGTGCGCGTCGGTGGCACGACACAGGAGGACTCACACATGAAGCGATTCATCCTCGGGCTTCTCATGCTCGTGGGCGTGACGCTGGCGGCGGCTCCGGCCTTCGCGGGCGGCGTGTTCACGACGGAGACGCTCAACTGGCGGTTCCCGAACGGCGCGACGTACTCGTCGTCGGCCGCTGTCGGCGCGTATCAGGTGGACAAGAAGACGCTGGTAGCCGGCGCGAACGACACGACCACGTGGGTCAGCACGGAGGGCTGGTTCGTCCCCGAGCAGACCGCGACGGGCGCCGACTCTGTTCTGGTGGCCCGGTTCATCATCCAGGTCGATTCGACGTCGTACACCGTCCCGTCCGCCAACACGCTGACCGTCACGGTCAACGGCGCTGCAATCCAGAGCGATGCGGCGACCCACAACGTTCTGAGCACGAACGTGCTTCCGACCGACGGTGACAAGTTCATCGTCGTCCCGGTGTGGATCAAGCACGGCGCCTCGGTGTTCAACCTGCCCGCGAAGCAGCAGTGGGTCGGCCTGCCGCCGTACATGCGACTCATCACGAACGGCAACAAGAACACGGGTGCCTCCCGCATCTACATCCAGCACCTGAAGCCCGCGAAGTAAGCCACATGAGCGCGCCGGGGGACGGACCCGACCTTTCTTCGAGGGGCGAGGAAGGGCACCGCTCCCGGCGTTCACTCGAGCACATCGATCCCGTTCGCATCCTGGTCGATGCCGCCATCATGATCCTCATCGTGTCCCTCGTCCTCGCACTCGCACACGCCATCTTCGGCGAGCCCCCACAGTGAGGTCCCGTGGCTGACAAGGACACACCTCTCGTCGAGCGCTGCAAGAGGCTGTGGGAGTACGCCAAGGGCTACTACCGCCCGCGCAACGACAAGATCGAGCGCGAGCTGTCGTTCGCCCTCAAGCTGCGCCACTACGAGCTGGACTCCGGCGAGACGCGCGACCACCGTCGCCTGCGCTTCCGTGGGCGCGAGCTGTACTCCAAGCTGCGCCGCAAGACCGCCGACATCATCTCGGCCCCGCTCTACATCGAGACGCTGCCCAACGGCGCGGAACCGTTCAACGCCGAGCTGGCCGAGACCGCCAAGTACGCGCTCGAGCACGACATCCGCGACGAGGACAAGGGCTTCGAGGTCTACGCCGAGCGCATGGTGCTGGGCGCGCTGGCCGCCCGTATCTGGTGCATGGGCGTGGACTACGACCCCGACTGCGGCCCGTTCGGCGAGATCCTGTTCCGCAACGTGGACCCCACGCGCCTGTTCAAGACGCCGGGATACCAGGACATCTGGGACAAGCGGCTCCCGTGGGTCATCGAGGAGGACGACATCCGCCTCGAGGACGCCCTCATGCAGCCGGGCTGGAAGAACACGGACCTGCTGTACGCCGAGGACTCGGAGCGTCGCCACCTGCAGGGCGCGGACGTCAACCAGACGGACGAGAGCGGCAACGTCATCGTGAAGGACAGCGGTCAGGACATCGGATCCGAGCGCAAGTCGGGCCGATTGAAGGTCCTGAAGTGCTGGTTCAAGTACGACGAGACGACGAAGAAGGAGCGCCGGACCGACGACGCGCGCGAGATGCACCCGGAGGAGTGGCATCTGGCGTGTCCGAGCTGCGGCTGGACCTCGGACCCGTCGCCGGAGACGCCCGAGGCCGGCATGTGCCCGACCTGCGGCCAGATGGCCATGCGCGCCGAGATGGCGGTGCCCGAGGACACGGTGAAGGCCTATCCGAAGGGCCGACTGGTCATCGTGGCGCCGAATCAGGGCGTGGTGCTGTACGACGGCTCGTGGCCGTTCGCCATGCGGCACTACCCGTACTGCGAGTTCAAGTGCAACGAGCACCCGCTCGAGGACTGCGGGCTGTCGGACACGGCGCTGGACTGGTACCCGCAGGTGGCGTCGAACGCGGCGATGCGCCGTCTGTACGACCAGGTGATGAGCGCGCCGAACCTCATCATCGCGGGTGGCTCGGTGATGACGGATGGCTACGGCCGACCGTTCGAGTTCACCGACGAGCCGTGGCAGGTGGCGTACTTCACGGACCCGAGCGAGGCCAACGCGGTGCGCCAGTTCGCGGCGCAGCCCCTGTCGGGCGACATCTCGAGCCTCTACAACCTGCTGCAGTCGAACATGCGCGCGGACATGGGCACGGCCGATCTGGGCGGCGCGATGGACCAGAACCGGTCGAAGGACATCCCGGTGGGCACGGTGAACGCCATCGTGGAGAACCAGAACATCCCGACGAACCACCACATCCGGTCGTTCCGACGTGCGCTGTCGCCGTTCTTCGGCGTCATCCACGACATCCAGCGCGAGACGTGGAGCGCGCCGCGGTGGGTGGCGTTCAAGGGGCCGGAGGGGATGCAGAGCGCGCAGCAGATGCGCGGCTCGTCGATGCCGAACGTGAAGTTCCGCATCACCACCTCGCCCGAGTTCAAGGCCCGCACGAAGGAAGAACTCCAGACCATCATGTTCTGGATGCAGAACGGTGCGTCGGAGTCGATGGCGACGATGCTCGGCATCCCGCCGTCGCAGGCCCGGATCATCAAGCAGGAGCAGGAGCAGCAGCGACAGCAGGCCATGGAGCAGCAGCAGGCCATGGCCCCGCCGATGGGCGGACCGGGCGGGCCTCCGGGTCCGGGTGGTCCTCCGATGGGGGGACCGCCCCCTGACCCGATGGGCGCTCCGGCACCGCCCATGGGAGGCGATATGGCCGGGATGATGGGTTAGGAGTCAGAACATGTCAGCAGACGACCAGACGACGGCCGGGACGCCTGAACACGATCCGATTGACGGCAACGCGCAGGACGCGACCGGGACGGCGGACGATGCTCAGGACGGCGGGAACGCGGCGGGCGTTGAAGGTGCGGTAGGCGCTGAGGAACGCGAGGAACTGGAGCAGCTCCGTCGGCAGAAGGGCCAGTGGCTGGCGGAGAAGACGGGCTACGAGACGGCGAAGCAGGAACTGGAGAGGCTGCGGGCGTCCTCACCGCCACCGATGGACGCGGCCAACGCCCAAGCCAGTGCCCTGATGCAGCGGCTCGCGGCCAAGGAGCAGGAACTCCAGTACCGGGCCCAGGTCCTCAACGACGACGACGCCCTGATGCAGCTGGCGATGCTCCACCAGAGCAGGCAGCAGCAGCAGGAACTCGCGTACCGCACGCAGATGCTGGAGGTCGAGCGGGAGGTCCGGCAGGACGTCGAGCGGCTCATGTACGAGGCCCGGATGCGCGGCGAGGTCATCTCGGCGGCGACGGCGCAGCGGATGGTGCAGCTCGAGCGGCTGGCCCAGAAGGCTCAGACCATCGAGGGCAAGGAACGCGAACTCACGGCTGCACAGGAGGCCAAGGCGCGCGGCGTAGTGGCCACGCGGACCGTCGGCGTCCCGCGCAGCGAAGTCACCAAAACGGAAATGACGAGCGGCGAGTTCAGCAAGGAGTGGGACCGACTGGACGGTGAGGGTCGCAGGAAGCTCAACGCGGCGCTCAACTCCGGCAAGGTCCGCATCACCGGCTGACGCTCCCGCCATAGGGAGAACACAGAATGGCTATCACGGGCAGCGTTTACGCCCCGGGCTCCGTCAGCTCGGGTACCACCGCGACCAAGTGGGTCGCCGAGGAGTGGGCGAAGCGGTTCGACGTGCAGGCGTACGAGAAGGCCGCCATCTGGTCGAAGATCGACGACGTGGGCCGTCTCGGCAACCGCCTCCACATCCCGAAGCACGACAACCTGACCGCGGCGTCGGTCGGTGACAGCACCGACATGTCGTCGTTCGGCCTGACGTTCTCGGCCAACACCGAGGGTGAGATCACCTTCACCCCCGGCACGGTCAACGTGAACGTCTCGGTCAACGAGAACGTCCTCCAGCGCATGCAGTTCGACCCGACGGACGACCTCCGTCAGTCGATGGAGGCCGCCGTGGCGCAGTACATCGACCAGGACGTGGCGTCGCTGTTCTCGGCGCTGACCACGAACGTGGTGGGTGACTACGCCAGCGACATCGACCTGTCGAAGATCCTCGAGGCGCGCAGCAAGGTGAAGGCGGGTGCCAAGCAGTTCGCCGACCCCGGCAAGTACCTGTTCTTCTACCACCATCTGCAGGACGACAACGTGATGTCGATCGGCAACCTGACGCAGGCGTACGCCCGCGGTGACAGCCAGAACCCGGCGGTCTCGGGCGTCATTCAGGAGGCCTACGGCATCCAGTTCATCCCGACGGGCAACGTGCGTTCGAGCGGTGGCGGCTTCAACAACTGCCTGACCATCGGCCGTGCGTTCGGTATCGGCTTCAACAGCCGTCCGAGCGTCAAGGCGCAGCCGAACGGCCTCGCGACGTTCCTGCTCGCGTGGTGCGACTACGGCAAGGCGACGAAGCGCGACGCCTACGCCTGCCTCATCAAGTCGAAGAACACGTAACACACACCTGTGGCGGCGCGGGTCCGGGGATAGCCCCCGGCCCGCTCCGTCCGCGGAGGAGCCATGTACGAGAACAAGATCCCCTCGGAACCGCACGGAACCCTCGACGAGCTGAAGAAGTTCAACCTCGACCCCTCGCAGTACGGTTCGTGTTCGCAGCGCACCCCGACCAACCTCGGCTGCCCGTACTTCAAGGCCTGCCGCTTCCACAAGTGGAAGAACCAGGAGGAAGGGCACGAGGGTCCGCTGAACGTCGTCGTGCAGATCAAGCTCCGGCAGCAGGAGGGCGGACACGCGGACAACCGCGAGATGCCCTGCTTCATGTACTACCAGTCGGGACTCGCCGCGCGTCAGGGCCGTCAGGACGCCACGGGCGAGCACATCGCCGTCATCGCGGTCGAGGGTGACGGGACCAAGTTCAAGTACCGCGGCAGCCGGTCGGTCGGTAAGTCGCGGGATGACGTCCGCGTCGAGCCGTTCGTCGCGGAGAAGCAGATCGAGGAGTTCCAGCGTCTCGGGCAGGTGGCCGAATCCGAGTCGTTCAACGCGGAGATCGCCCGCCAGATCCTCGACGCGACGCGCAGCGCACCGGTGGTGGACAAGCCCGCGGACGCGGGTTCGTTCAAGAAGGCGAAGAAGGATGTCTGACACGTTCAACGAGACCGTCGCGAAGCACCAGAAGCTGCGCGAACTCAAGCCCAAGAAGATGGACCTCGTGCGTGCGTTCGGCGAGGAGCATCTGAAGGAGGGCAAGCGCGAGTGGCGCTACGAGTTCAAGAAGCGCGATGGCTCGGTGGACATGAAGAAGCTGCGGGAGTTCAAGGAGATGATGCGGCCGGCGGACCGTCTCGAGGCGTCGATCGCCGAGGGCCGGAAGATGCCGGAGAAGGCCGTGGAGAAGCGCCGCGGGCCGTCGTTCACGGTCCCGGCGCTGCCGTGGCACAAGGAGCGCAAGCTCAATCTCGCGGAGGAGCACGATGAGCAGCACGGCCGGTGACGCCATCAAGAACATCCGTGCCCTTCTGAACGACCAGGTGGGCAGCCGGTACGTGCGCACGAACGAGCAGGTGCGCAACGTCATGTCCAACCAGATGCAGCTCATCGCGTCGGACACGTACGGCGGCCTGACCAAGCAGACCACCGCCTGCACGCTGGTGGCGGGGACGGACACGTACACGGTGGCCCCGTCGGCGACGCGCATCATCTACTCGGTCGTGGCGCTCATCCGAAACTCGGACCTGTACCCGCTGCGCAAGATCCCGTTCGACGCGATGCTCGAGTTCAAGCGCAACACGGCCGCGGCGACGGGCAAGCCGGACCGCTACGCCATCTACGAGGACGACTCGCAGCTCGTGAAGGTGGTGCTGTACCCGACGCCGAGCGCCACGGACACGCTGGACGCGTGGTACATGGACCTGCCGGACGCGTTGACGGCCGATAGCTCGGTCATCCCGTTCGGCACGTTCGGCGTGAAGGCGGTCGAGCTGCTGACGGCCGCGGAGATCGCGGGGGGCATGACCGACGAGGACCTCGCGGCGTGCAAGCTGTCCCCGGCCATCGCGCAGAAGTACCAGGCGGACGGCACGCGGTTCCTGAACCTCGAGCGCGAGCGCACGGCGCGCATCGCGCAGTCGGGCGGCAGCGTCGTCCGCAGGTACTACTGATGCCCGCGAGCCTGACGCTGGCCAACGCACGCGACCTCGCGCGGCTCATCGCGCAGGACACCGCGACGACGGCTCCCGGCGTGTCGGACGCCAAGGTCAACTCGCTCATCGAGGAGGCCCGGCAGTGGTACGCCAGCACCTTCCCCGAGGACATGCTGGCGGTGGCCTACAACGAGACGTCATCGGCCGTCACGACCAGCCTCGCGCTCACGACGACGAACACGTTCCGGTCGCTCGACACGTGCTTCTGCACCGACACCGGGACGCTGTACGACAAGGTGGACTACTACCTGCTCGTGCAGAAGTCGCAGAAGGACACGCAGGCGTCGGTCCCGGCGTCGGACATCGCGTCGTGGGGCTGCGTGCGCGACCCCGTGACCGACAACAAGTGGAACCTCATCTTCTACCCGACGGCGGCGGTGGCGCGGAAGATCCGCATCTACGGCCACTACGAGGTCGTGCCGCTGACGGGTGACTCGGACGTCCTGCTGTTCGGGCACCACGGCTCTCGGGTCATCGCGCGACTGGCGGCCATCGAGGTGGCGCGGCTGTGCGGTCGGCCGACGGACTTCCTTGCCAGCATCGCCGCCAACCTCCCGGACCGGGTGATGACCCGCCGCGACGATCTGAAGCGCATGTTGGCCAACCACGCGATGAGGACCTGACATGGCCAGCCTGACCCGCGCCGAGGCCCGCACGCTGGCCCGCTACCTCGCCAACGACGACGGCAGCAACTCGGCCTGCACCGACGCCCAGGTGAACACGTACCTCGAGGAAGCGCGCCAGTGGTACGCGAGCACGTTCCCCGAGGAGTTCACCGCGCAGGCGGGCAGCCAGCTCATCACGTCGTCCACGTCCGAGTACACGTTCACGGCCTCGACTTACCTGTTCCGCAGTCTGGACTACGCCTACATCTCGGACACCGGTGAGCCCATGGACAAGATGGACATCGTGCTCATCGACCAGAAGCAGAAGCTCAACGCCTACTACAACGCGCAGATCCCGCCGGATGCGCGCGCCGATGCTGGACCGATGCGCTCGTGGGGCTGCCGACGGCTGACGGACACCGACTGGGCGCTGTTCACGTACCCGGCCAACACGTCGTCGCTGACCATCAACATCTACGGCCACTACGAGCTGGAGCCGCTGACCTCGGACACGGCGCTGCTGGTGGGGCAGCAGGGCAGCCGGGTCATCGCCCGACTGGCGGCCATGGAGATCGCCCGCGCCGCCGGCCGTGAGCCCGAGTTCATCGCCGCCCTCGCCGCGCAGCTCCCCGAGCGCGTGGCCACCCGCCGCGCCGACGTGGCCCGCGTACTCGACTCGCAGCCCATGAGGACCTGATGGAGAACGTGACCTTCGGCCCGTTCTCGGGCTACACGAGCAGCGTCGAGCGGTTCAACGCCCCGCCGGACAAGATCACCTCGGACTCGTCCGACGTCCGGCGCGACCCGTTCACGGGTGGCTGGTACCGCCGCAAGGGGACCACGCCGGTCCTGTCGTCGAACACGGCGGGGATGCTCGAGTCCAAGTGGTCCGCGCGAGCGCGCCAGGGGCTCGAGCTGGTGTCGCCGAGCCTGACCTCGGAGCCGTACCCGACGCCCTCGGTGCTGTTCTCCAACGACAGCAACTCGTCGTCGTTCCCGACCGCGGACACGGGCTACTTCGGGCAGCTGAGCGTGCTCAACACGAACGGCTCGGACGAGTGGTACACGCTCGGATCGGACTTCTCCTCGAGCAGCTACCCGACGTCGGGTTCCACGTTCAACACGGTCCATCGGTACGTGGTGGCGCCGCTGTGGTACGAGAGCGGGGCGGGTGGGTACACGCGCGGGGCGTTCTCGTTCTCGCGCCAGTTCATGCTGGCGGGCTCGCGACGGATGCTGGATTCGGGCAACTGGCGGTACTTCCCGAACCTGCGCTCGACGCCGTGCCGGTGGAACCGCGAGTTCAACAACGTCACGGGCTCGGCCACGACGAACACCATCCGGGTGATGCCGACGGGGCCGCTGCCGCCGCTGTACCCGCCGACGGTGGCCGCGGGCACGGCCTCGACGGGCTCCGACGCCAACTGGGAGGACGGCGACGCGTTCTACGTCACCGTCGTCTACAAGTTCGAGGACGGCTCGTACTCGATGCCGTTCACGCCGCGGCCCAAGAACGCCACGCTGACCTCGGGCCTCGGGTTCGTGACCATCGGCACGGTGGGCGGCGCGAGCAAGTACCGCGACATCCAGTGGACGAAGATCCCGCAGCCCCCGGCCGGTGTGACGGACATCATCCTCGCGCGCACGGGCAAGCAGAAGCTGGCCGCGACCACGGACACGCTGACCATCGACATGGGGACGTTCTACCCGGTGGGCATCATCCGGGTGGGGCAGACGACGTTCACGGACACGCTCGGCAACGACGCCGGGCTGGACGAGGCGGCGGACGTCATCCGGTTCGACTACGTGATGCCGCGCCGCGCCCGGTACATCGGCACCGGAGACCAGCGCGTGCTCATCGGCCACACGCTCCCGAGCCCGCACGCCATCATGCTGGCCCCGACGGGCTCCGCGGCCAGCCGCGACACCAACGCCGCCGACGACTCCGCCACGATCTACGGCTCGACGCAGTTCATCTACCGCATCACGACGACCACGCTCGACTTCGGGTGGGCCAACGGGCCGTCCAACGGTGCGTCCCCGGCCAACTACAACGCCACCAGCATCACCCTGTCGGGCCTGACGCTGCAGGACGTCGTGGACACCATCAACGCGACCACGACCGCAAGCGCGAGCAAGCAGTGGGCGGCGCAGCTCTGTCCTGGCGTCGATGGTTCGCTTGCGGCCACCAACCTCGCGCCGACCTCGTACACCATCACCATCACGACGAACACGCTTACGGCGACGACCATCACCACGGCGTCGTCGTTCGCGGACGTCCCGCTGGGCTACAAGGTCGCGGGCTCGGGCATCACGGCGGGCGCGTACGTCACCGTGAAGGCCAGCGCCACGAGCGCCACCATCTCGGCCAACGCGACCCTGAGCCACACGACGTCCTACGAGTTCTACGCCGACACGGGCGACGACGCCATCTTCGACGCCACCGGCCACGGCGCTCGAGGCTACGGCTGGATCCGAGCGTATTCCGCGAGCTTCCCCGGCTTCGCGTACCTCAAGCGGTCGGCCCTGACGGGCTACGACAAGGCGGACCGCAACGGCGTGTACTTCACCGTCGGCTCGCCGGGCGCGGCCAACGCGGGCGTCTCGGTCTCGCCGAACGCCTTCGTCCGGTACAACCGGCGCGTGCCGTCGTTCAATGCCGGCAACCTGCTCGGGTTCGCCGACATCCAAGGCGCGGCCGTGTGCGGGTACTCGGGCGGCATCGCCATGTTCGCCAACATCAAGGGCGTCAACTCGGGCGAGGACTACGACTACAAGCTGTTCACCGTGAACCCGAGGCGCGGCGTCGTGGGCTACGGGGCCATCGCCGAGGGCAACGCGTGGGCCGCCTACGCCACCCTCGACGGCATCGTGGCCGTGGACAAGACGCAGGCCGAGATCGTCCTGTCGAACGACATCCACAACCCGGTCACGGAGTCGGGGAGTCTGGCGTACGAGCTGAAGGCGTCGTCGGCGTCGGCGCGCTCGAGCGACCCGGACTCGGACGGGCAGCGGATGCACCTGGGCGTGGTGGGGACGCAGCTGAACGTGACGTACCGGACGGATTCGGGCGTGACGGTCCCGAACCGGCGCATGGTCTATGACTTCGCGCAGGGCATCGAGTCGTCGGGGCTCGCGCAGGTGGCGGACCCGGACGCTCGCAAGCCCTACGGGTGGTCGGCCCCGTACACCCAGAGCGTCGGCCCGGTGTTCGCCGTCGTACGGTCGGATGACCGATACGTTTACGGAAGCGGCGAAGCGAACGCGGGCACGGGCGATGGGCGTCTCGATCGGCTCGACTACGGCGACACGGACAACGGGTCGGCGGTGCAGGGGGCATTGTACATGCCCACGGTCCTCGCGCCGCCGTTCACGCGGTTCAGCCTGCAGCGACTGGTGGTGAAGCATTACAGCCCGAACACGGGGCCGGGGATGACGATCTGGCGGAACATCGCGCGGTCGTCATTCGGCTCGGCGAACCTGACGACGGGCTCGGCGGTGGTGAACAACGAAGTGGTGCCCCTCTCGCAGTCCACGCGCACGGTGGCCGACAGCATGGAAGTGAAGTGGCTGGACACGGCGAGCGCGGTGGAGAACGCCATCTGGCAGGTCGCGGTCGAGTACCAGACCTGCCGGAAGTACTAGGAGGCACCCGATGCCGATGTTCCCGGTGGTGGACGAGGACGGACTCCCGACGAAGGGCATGGGCGGCCAGCCCGGCGGGTTCACGGGTGGCGGCGGTGGTGGTCCGGGCGGCGGCTCGTTCGGGTTCGGCGGAGGTGGCTTGGGGGTCGCGTTCGCGCCCGGCGGTATGCGGGGCGTGTTCGGCGTGGACGGGCAGCAGCGCCGTCGTCTCGGCATGCCCGCGGTCCCCGGAGTCACGCCCGGCGCGCCTCAGCCGTCGGACACGGTGCCCGCGATGCTGACTCCGGGTGAGATCGTCATGAACAACGGCGTCACGAGCGACCCTCAGCTCGCGCAGGCGCTCACGCACCTCAACATGATGGGAGCGCAGCGTATGATGCAGCCTCAGGGGTTCGCGTACGGCGGTCGAGCGTGTGGCATGGCCTACGGTGGCGAGGTGCCGGGCTTCGCGTTCGGCGGGTCCGTCGGCGAGTGGCTCAAGCACAACGCGACCCTCAAGAACTACGGCAAGTACGTGGCCGCCAACGCGCTCATCGCGGGCGCGCTGTTGGGTGGCGGTGTTGTCGGGATGCCCGTTGCCGGTGCGGGTGCCGGAGCTGCTGGCGCTGGTGCGGCCGGGGCAGGCGCTGCCGGTGCAGGGGCTTCTGGCGCCGGAGCCGTTGGTGCCGGGGCTGGTGGCGGCATGAGCATGGGCCAGATCGGTTCGCTTGCATCCATGATGGGCGGTGGCGGTGGCCAGCAGCAGCCTCAGCAGCAGGCACAGCCAGCCGGGACGCTGCCCGCAATCCCGTCCACACCTTTCCCGCAGTTCCAGACCCCGCCTGGGCTTCAGGCCGCGACGGGCGACTACATGGGCATGATGCCCCACGGCTACGCCTACGGCGGCCACGTGAACCCGTTCCTGATGGCCCTGCGCTACATGAACATGCCCGCGGGCTACGCCTTCGGCGGCAGCGTGTTCAACAACATGCGGCAGCAGATGGGCAGCATGATGCCTAACGGCATGGGCCGCGGCGCCGCGCAGCCCGCTGCCGCAGCTCCGCCCCCCGGCACGTCCAACCCGAGCATGGCGGGCTCCGCCGGTGGCCTGTTCACCAGCAACGGCTCGTGGACCGGCGTGGACCCCCGCAACGCCGACCAGAAGAAGGCGGGCGTCTGGACCGACCCGCAGGGCAACGTGCGCAACTCCGAGGGCAACCTGCTCTCGTTCGACCCCCGCAACCCCTACGCCGTCATGTCGCAGTCGTACGACCCCACCGCCCGCGGCGTCGGGATGCGGCAGATGGGCGCGTTCGGTGAGGCGGGCTACTGGGATCCGAACGGCAATCAGGCCCTGATGAACTCCGTCCGCGGCGAAGCCCTGGCGAACGCCCGGGCGCAGCAGCAGGGCGCGGGACTGCGCGCGCAGCTGGCCGGGATGGACCCCGGCGCGGCGGCTTCCTACCGACTGGAAGCTGGCCTGCGAGGCTCGAGCGATGTGGCCCGCGCCCTCAACAACGCCCGCACGCAGTCGATGCTGGCGCAGCAGAACTACGCGAACAGCCTCGCGGGGTCGCTGCTGTCGAACCAGAACCAGCAGTTCACCATGCAGAACCAGACGCGCAATCAGGACCTGCTCAACAACAACCAGCACGAGCGCGAGCGCGGCGACCAATTGGGCGCCATCGGCGGGCAGATTCTCGGCACCGGTCTCGGCGCGTTCACGGGCGGGCTCGGCAGCGGGCTCGCGTCGAACCTCACTGGCGGCAACAAGCCCAAGCCGGGGGTCTGAGCCATGGGATTCTACGACGATCTGAACAGCGACCCGTTCGCGGTGCCGCCTCCGACCGAA